CGAGCAGGAGCATGAGGAAATGACCGACGCCGAGAAGGCCGAGCCCGTCGAGGCAGAGGCCACCATCCCGACCAATCCCATTATCTACGCGCAGAAGCCCGAGCTGCCGAGCGCCGTGGATTACATCGCTGCCATGATCAAGGGCGGCCCCGATTTCGAGCAGATGCGTAAGACGGTTCGCGCCGCTGCGCCGGAGGTTGGCACCGCCGACACTCCCGGAATCCTCCCCACCCCGATTGTCGGGCCCGCCTATAACAACTACGTTGGCGTGCGCCCAGTGATTGACGCCGTGGGCGTGCGGGCGATGCCCGGGGGCGGCAAGGTGTTCATCCGTCCGAAGGTGGTGACTCACACCAGCATGGCCGCGCAGGCTGCGGAGTTCGACACGCTGCAGAGTGGGACGTTTGTCGTTGACGACATTCAGATCACGAAGGGCACCTACGGCGGGTACGTCCAGATCAGCGAGCAGGACCTCGATTGGACCGATCCCGCCGTGCTTACCCTGATCCTCGACGATATGGCGCGGGTCTACGCGACCACGACCGAGAACGTGGCAGCGGATAACCTCGTCAGCGGCAGCTCGAACACCCTGGGATTCGGCGCGGCAGCGACCGATCTGGACGACCCCGCGAAGTGGGCCGCCTGGATCGGTGGCGCAGCGGAGGACGTGCTGACCAACAGCGACGGCAACCTGCCGACCCACCTGTTCGTCAGCCCGAACATCTGGGGCTACCTGCTGGGGCTGGCCGACACGACCGGGCGCAGTCTGTTCCCGTCCGTGGGCCCGATGAACGCGAATGGGTCTTTGGGTGCCGGGCAGGTCAACGGCAACGCCTATGGCCTGCAGGTCGTGGTGAGTCGCTGGTTCGCGTCGAACACCCTGATCATGGGCGACCCGAGCGGGTACGAGATTTTCGAGCAGCAGAAGGGCGCGATCACCGTGGACAATCCCACGGAGCTCTCCCGGACGCTGGCATGGCGCGGCTATTTCGCAACGTCCATGATGGACGCCGGCAAGTTCGTCAAGGCGACCTTCACCTGATCCGCGTCTGACTGACTGACCATGCCTAGTTTCACCGTCACTCACAAGCAGCTGGCCGACGATTACCTCGTCGTGACCACGCTAGAGGACACCGACATTGGCATCGGTCAGTCAGTCACGCTCGCAAATATGGGGGCCAGCATCAACGGCACCTATGTCGTGCAGGCCGTCCCCATCCATCATTTCCTGGGCGTGAATGAATGGGGCGATTTCATCTACGACGACACCGAAACCATCCTGAATCAGCTACTCATGCCGCTGGTGCTGGACGCTTTCGACCGTCAGCCGGTGGACCCGCCCGGGACTCTCACCATCACGCTTTCCTGCACCTGGATCACGAATCAGATGGTGATTGATTGGCTGGGCATTGCATCGGCTACGGCTAATGACACGGCTTTCATTACCAAGTGCGTAAGCGCCGCAAACGCTTATGCCTACCGCCGGCGGCGTGAAGCAGGTTATTTCGACAGCCTGGGCACCGTTCCCGGTGGCGATGTTGAGCTGGGTACGATCATGTACGCCGGCGCCCTGTACCGCGAGCGCGGATCGGTGGATTCATTCGCTTCATTTGAGCAGATGGGTCCGCCGATCCCGTATGGGGCTCACGGGCAGATCAATCGCCTGCTGGGCATCAATAGGGCGCAAGTGGCATGAGCGCCACGGGCATTTTCGCGGAGGCGCGGTCAGCGTTGGTCGCCTCATTGCAGGCTCTGGGCCTGACAGTCGTCACGGACATCCGTAACGCCAGACCGCTTTCCGTCCTGGTGGACCCGCCAACATTCACCTGCTTCAACAGCAACATCGCCGAAATCGAAATTGGCGTGAAAGTGCTGGCAGCACCGCCGGGGAACCTCGATTCCCTGGATTACCTGATCACGACCGCCGATATCATCATGGATTCGGAAATCAGCCTGATCCGTGGCGTCCCGGGCGTGATGAATGTAGGTGGGCAGGAAGTGCCTACCTACGATCTGACCGTTCGCGTTTCTACTCAAAGGAGCTAGGCCGTTATGGCTGCGACTACCTATCTTTCTCAGCCGGCCAGCATCACCGTTGGCGGCGTGGAGCTTTCCGATCAGTGTTCCGCAATCACCCTCACGCTGGGGCAGGCGTCGCTTGATAAGACCGCGTTCGGCGACGGGGGATCGCGCATGACCGGGGGCCTGCAGACCGTGGAGGGCACCATGACGCTTTACGTCGATTACGGCGCGTCCTCCGTGGAAACGACGATTCACGGCGAAGTGGGGCAGGGCGACACCACCATCGTGGTCAAGAAGGACAGCGGCGCGATTGCCGCCGATAACCCGGAGTGGACGATCAGCAATACCATGATCGCCGATTACCCCGTGACCTACACCGTGGGCGAGCTGCAGGTGATGGAAGTCAGCTTCAGCGGAGGGACCTGGGTCCGCGACATCACGCCCTAACCGATAGACAAGGGGGAACAGCATGGCCGAAGGAACAGCGGTACAGGGAAACATCCGTTTCACTACGGCATCCGGCGAATGGGTCGTGGACATTGCCAGCATCAGGAACACAATCGCATTCGAGCGCCACTTCGACATTTCCGCGCAAATCCTGCAAATGTCGCCGCGTCTCGAATACATTGCGTTCATGGCATGGTCAGCGGCCCGTTCCGCCGACCTGCCCGTGGCGGACACGTTTGACGGATTCCTCGAGGAAATCGTCGACCTCGAAGTGGTGGAAGGTGAGGCCAACCGCGACGCAAACCCTACGGACGGGGATCAGTAAGCAGGGCGCTAGCCGTGGTGCTGGTGGAAACCGGCTATTGGCCCCCGGATGTAGATTTCACGATGAAAGACCTGAATACGGTCCTGGACGTAATGAGGGAGCGCCGTTAGCGTGCCGGTAGGTGTTCACACCGAAGTAGTGGGCGTGAAGGACACGATCAAGGCCCTGCGGCGCGTGGACCCGGAATTCCGCAAGGAATTCAACCGGGCAGCGAAGGCCATCGTTGCGCCGATGGTGGCAGAAGCAAAAAGCCTTTATCCGCAACTGCCGCTATCCGGCATGGCCCGCTCATGGACGCCAAAGGAATATTCGATATTCCCCTGGCAGGTGTCGAAAGTCCGTTCCGGCGTGAAGGTCAAGACCAGCACGCGCCGCGACAAGAATTCCGTCTTGTACGTCAGCCAGGGCGAGCCCGCCGGCATCCTGTTCGAGACGGTTTCGAGCGGGAAGCCTTTGGGCCAGAACATCCGGGCCCGTTCCGATCGCGTTCTATGGCCGACCGCCGACCGGCACGCGCCGGAAATTCAGGCCGGAATCTGGCGGCTTGTCAAAGAAGCCGAAAAGACCGTGCAGGGGATGGTTGACTAATGGCAATCACGATCCCCATCCTGACCGATTTCGATGGGCGCGGAATTGATCGCGGGATAAAGCAATTCGGTCAGCTAGAGGGCGCGGGCAAGAAGGCCGGTTTTCTCATTCGCAAGGCGGCTATCCCTGCCGCTGCCGCATTGGGCGCATTGGGGGCCGGCGCGTTCGTGGCGGCAAAGGCAGCAGCGGAGGACGCGGCAGCAGCGGATAAGCTGGCGAATCAGTTGAGCAGGGTAACGACGGCAAATAAGGCCGCCCTGGATGCCGTCGAGCCCTACATCAGCGCCCTATCGCAAGAGGTAGGCGTTGCAGATGATGATCTCCGCCCCGCGCTGGGCAAACTGGCGACCGCTACCGGCGACCTGACCGGCGCTCAAAAGCTTCTCGGCACGGCGCTGGACGTAAGTGCGCAAACCGGGAAGCCGCTGGAATCCGTAACTACGGCGCTGGCAAAGGCATACGGCGGAAACTTCACCGCGCTCAACAGGCTTATTCCCGGATTCGATCAGGGGATTATCAAGAGCAAGGATTTCGCCAAAGCTCAAAAGGAATTGGCCCGGCTTACCGGCGGCGCGGCGGCGGAAAGCGCCAATACGGCGCAAGGGCAATTTCAGCGGCTAGGAATCGCCTTGCAGGAAACGAAGGAGTCAATCGGCGCGGCGCTGTTGCCCGTCCTCGAGGCGTTTCTACCGATGTTGCAGGCCGTAGGCAGATGGGCGCAGGAAAACAGCAAATTGATTGTCATTCTTGGCGCGACATTCGGCGGGCTGGCCGTTGCCATTCTCGCCGCACGGGCCGGCATGGCAGCGTATGAGGCGATCAGCGTCATTGCAAAGGCGGCGACGGTCGCGTTCACGGCGGCGCAATGGCTTCTCAATGTGGCCCTGACCGCTAACCCAATCGGGATCGTGATTGCGGCTCTTGCGGCCCTGGCCGGCGCGATTTATCTGGCGTGGGAAAAGAGCGGCACGTTCCGCGAGATCGTCCTGTCAGTATGGGAAGCGATAAAGCCCGTTGCCGCGTTTATTGGCAATGTTTTCGTCGCTGCATGGAGGGTCCTCAAATTTGAGATCGATCTTGTAGTGACGGTCGTGGGGGCCCTGATAGATGCCGTGGCGACCGTCTGGCAGGGGCTAAAGGCATTCGGCGGCTGGGTCGCGGACAGGGCGAGGGCACTGTTCGGAGGATTGGCGACGGCCGCTGAAATCGCCATTGCCCCGATCCTGGCAATCGTGAACGCGATCAAGTGGATTGCGCGCAACGTGAATAAGCTCAATCCGTTCGGGCGCGAGATCCCTGAGCGGATAAAGCAGGACTGGGCCGCCCTGTCCGCAACATTTGGGCAGAACGAAATCCCGCATATGGCTCATGGCGGAATTGTCACCCAACCGACCGTCGCGCTCATTGGCGAGGCCGGCCCGGAAGCCGTCATTCCGCTGGGCAAGCGTGGCGCGATGGGCATCACAATCAATATGCACGCGGGGCTTGTCAGCACGCCGGATCAGATCGGGCAGCAGATCATCGAGGCTATCCAGCGGGCAGAGCGGCGTAGCGGTCCCGCGTTCATGCCCGCATGAGCGTCCCCACGATCCAGGTTCTGGTCGGTTTCGAGCAAACGACCGGGTTTGCGACGCCGTTCCTGCTCGATTCCGCTACCTACGGCAAGCTGGGCACGGGCACACTCGGCGGTATCGAAATGGTGGACCTCACGGCAATGGTGCAAAGCATCAGCATCACGCGAGGCCGCAATCGGAACACTGAAGCATTTAATTCCGGCACGGCGCAGGTCACGTTCCACGATCCGACGCGGCAGCTGGACCCGATGAACGAGGATTCGGTTTATTACCCCTACGTGGGCCCCCGGCAACCCATTCAGATCATCGCGGGCGGCGACTGCGTTATCTACACGGGCACGATCCACGACTGGAACCTCGAGTACGACTACGTAGGAACCGGGAACGTGATGGTCGCATCCTGTTCGGACTCCTTTGCCGTCCTGGCGCAAATGACCATGAATGCATGGACGCCGGCCGAACAGACAAGCGGCCAGCGGATTGAGGCGGTCCTGTCGCGCCCGGATATCGAATACCAGGGTGGGCGAAACTTGGACACGGGGCGCAGCACGCTAGGCGGAACCCCCGGCGGCGGCGGCATTTGGGACATTCAGGAAAGCACGAACGTCTTGCAATACCTGCAACGCGTCGAGGCGTCTGAAGCCGGCTTCCTGTTCATGGACGTGAATGACAACGTGCGATTCGTGCAGCGGTTCACCCTGCCTAATGCGGCCGTGATGATGGAATTCACGGAGGACGGGACGG